TTTACTTAAATCTACTTTTATAACACTATCATCGTCAGCAGATTCAAATTTACTTTCATCAACTTGTTCAGTTGTTTCTTGTGTAGTTTCTTCAACTACATTTTCTTTTTTTTCTTCCATAATATAATATAATAATAATTAATAAATTTACTTAGGGTCAAATGATCCTAAATTAAAATTGCCGCTCATTATATCATTACCTGTAGATTCAAAGTTTTTAGGTGGTTTTCCACTTTTTCTTTGCTCTATCATTTCTGATTGTTGAGTAGCTTGTATTTTAGTTCTTTCGTCTTTACGATCTTCTTTTTCTTTTTCTCTACTTTTCATGCCTTCAACTTCAACGCCTTTAAGCTGCATATTATATTGAAACTCTAAGGCCATTAATTCTTTTTTAAGTTGTGCTTCTTGTTGCATTTTTTGAGAGTCGATCTGCGCTTTCATTTGTTCAAACTGCGCTTTTCCTTGTGCTAAAGCCTGTTCTTTTTGAATATCAACTTGTGCTGCAGCTTGAGAAGCTTGAGCATTAGACTGAGTTTGTGCTTGAATATTTTGCATTTGTAACTCTCGGTCTTTTCGCTCTTTCTTTTTTCTACGTATTTTAAGTAATGAATTTGCTAATTTAATATTACGTATTTCTCTAAGATCAATAGCGTCTTCAAGCTCGATGCTTTTTTGCTGTAAAGCCATTTGTATATTATTTTCAAGAACGGCTTTTTCTTCTTCATCTGGTTGTAAATCTATAAATATACCAAAATCATACAAGTGTAATTCTGACATTTCTTCTAGCGTAGCTACATTATGCGCGCCTATAGCTTGAATAAAAGCGTCTCTAGTCGGTGAGTATTCTATAATATCAGATATTCTAAGTGATAAACACTCTGCTGTTTCAGCTGTTAAATACAATCCAGCCTGTAGTATATGTCTTGTTGCTGTATTAGAATTAGCTGCTGCTAATTTTTGTACTCCAACCAAAGCGTTTTTATCTGGCATGCTACCATCTCTAGCTTCATTAAGACCGGTTACATCTCTTATCATTTGTAAATAATAATTATAATTACCTATAAGAGCTTGCATTTTATTACCACCAGATCCAGATGTTATTTCTTGAATAGGTACTTTACCAGGGTTTAAATCACCTTCACTTGTAAATGATCTACCTATAACACTACCAGTTTGAAAGAACATGTTTAAAGCTTCTTGTGGATTATAGTTTGTACCGTTACCTAAATCCACCTCAGCTAAACCATCAGCGTCTAAATAAACACCATCAGGCACCATTCTTGATAATACTTGTTGTAGTTTTAAATGAGTTAGTTGAATCATGTCAGCAAAACCAGTAATACGTTTTACTAAAGAATCTATTTTACCATTGTACATTCTAGGTGCAACAATAGAATAATTCATTTTTACTTTAGTAAAATCACTTTTAGGCCGCATCATATTTTTAGCCATTTCATATTTAAGTAGTTTATCTGTACCTAATATTAAAGCACCTTCATATAAACACTCTATAGATCTTAACATTCTACTATAACCACCTTCCATATCGCTTGGTGGATTAAAAGAATCATCTTTAGGTATAATTTTATCAGCACCAGTTCCTGTTTCTTTTATTTTATAAACCTCGTTCATGTAGGTTTTATAATTAAAATATAAAACTTGAATAGTATTATTATCTTCTTTTTCGTAGTTGTGAATAGAATTATAATTAGATCTATTATAAGATTTGTTATTCATTATATCTTCAAGATCACTTTCTGTTAAATGAGGAAATTCTTTAGCTAATTCATTAACAGGTATTGTTTTAACTTCGCCTACATAATATATATCATCAAAATAAGGCGAGTCTGTATAAGAATAAACTAAATTTGCTGGATCTACATAATCAATAACAACGCCCTCAGAAGTATTAAACGCGGTTTTAACAGCTCCTATACCTAAAACTGTTAAATCTTGGTAAAATCTTTTTTTAGTTAATTCATATTTGTTACCCTCAAATAACACGCTTAAAGCTTGTTCTTCAGCAAGTTCAACCGCTTGTTTATAATTAAGCTGCATATGTATACCTAATTCTTCGCTAGACTCTGGCAAATCTTCATTAGCTATACTACTTTCTTTCATGTCTATATTAAACCTAGATTCAACTTCTTCGTTGAACTCTCTCATCTCCATATCGCTTAATATAGCCTCCATATATTTAGTTCGTTTTTCAACACCATTTGGTGATTGTGAAAACGCTTTTATATCATAAGTTCTTTCTGCAATACCATTAACAACTATATCTACAAACTTAGGCACAATTGGAACAGGCGTCCAGTCTAAATTTAAATAGGACAAATCACCATTTATAGATAACTCGTCCTTATATTTTTGTATTGATTGCTCACCTCTAGCGTAAAGTCTTAAATTATGAAAATTATTTTGATTTGATCTATATTTATTAAGACTTCTATTATCGTTGAACCATTCTGTTTCTATAGCCTTAGCTACTTTCAAACCATAGTCGTAGCTTAGCTTTTCAGCATCACTTACTGTTTGGCTTGGAAAATAACTTTTATTAGAATATGCCATATTTATTTTATTATTTTTGAATTAGTTCCAGTATTACTATACTTAGAAATATTTATATTTAGTTTAGGTTTTTCAACCTTTGGATTTGGCGCGTATAAATGCCTATTATTTGCCATTATAGCTAAACCAGAGCTTATTGACGCGTCAAACTTAGTTCTTTTGTTTATATCAAACTTACTCCAATCATTTAGTAGTTCGTTAAAATATAAATCTCCAAATGTACCATCTTGCTTCATGCCAACGTGATCTTGTATGTACATTTCAATTGCAGCGGCATGAGCTTGTTTTATATCTTCGCTAGAGTTTGGTATACCACCAACTTCTTTTTCTGCTACGGATAATTTGTTCCACGACTTATCAGGTCTATTCATGCTAAAACCTCTATAGCCTCTACGTCTTAAATAATACAAAAGACGTGGCTTGTTGTTCTCTGCAAGTATTGGCATACCATAAAATACTAATGCCATTAACACGTCTTCAAAGAATATTTCTGCCGTAGGTGGTCTTGATAAGTACTCTAAAAAAAAGCTATTCGCAGGAGCGTCCTCCATACTAAACCTGGTTAAGCCGTGTAATGCTCCTTTAGATCCTTGTCCATCTACGGTTCCTGATATATCATAAGAGTCACAACCAAATGCTCCCATGTGTTCATTACCAGGATATTTTATACCATTTTTAAGCACCACTCTATTCTGTAGTTGCTGAGGTGGAACCCAGCTAGTTTTAAATCTACCTTTTGGATCTGGATAGAATATTACTTGTGAATCTTTTATACCATTGACCCATTGAAAATTACCAGTTGTAATTCCAAGTGTTCTAGACATTTCTTCATTATAATCTATTTGTTCGTATATTTTAATAAGATTAAAAATAGAATTTTTTGTTTCATCTCTAAAAGCATGCTCAGTAGTTCTAGGAAACTGGCGGTAAAACTCATTTAAAGCATCTTGATCATCTTTTAAACCATCAGCTTCGTTTTGCCAATTGTCTATTACACCTATATCTATTAGTTCACCGTCTGGGGCAAACACATCTGTGTCAGGAGTAGTGAATACTGGAACTCCATACTCGTCAATAAATCCTTCGTAGTTCCATTCCATTGGGATAAACAAAGAGTATAAACCAGATTTTGTCTGACCATTTCTATTTCGTTTAGTGACATCTGATGCATTATATAATTTTTTAAAGTTATCACCTCCTTTATCTAAAGCGTTTGATGTTGAACCCATCATACACTTACCAACTATTCTACTACCTAATCTTAAACAAGTTTTTGTAACTCTCCAGTTGTTTAAAATATTATCAGGTCTTTCCCACTTACCGCTTTCATCGTGTACTAGCAAGGCTAGTTTTTCACCATCATAACTATTGTCACCTGTATTTTTCCAATCAATAGTCGTATCTAATCCTTGTATGTCTTCTAGCTTTTCGTTAGCTGTTATTTTTTTTCTTGTAAACTTACTAGCTGGTACTCTGTATGCAAGTTCTGATTTTGGCCTATCCATACCATCTTGAATAGGTTTAAAAAAGAAAGGATAATTTATACTTATTGGTACAACTTTATCTGTAAACATTTTTTTAGCATCAGCACCTGTTTTAGAAAGTATCCCATATCTACTATCACTTGCAAGAGTAGCTAAATTAACTGTTTCTGCAGATGACATAAACGAAAACCCTGATCTTCTGTTTTTTAGATAGCACATACCATAACATCTTTTATCCGCTTTGCAAGCTTCCCAAAATATATAAAACAACCTATTAGCTTCTCTAAAGTCAGGAGCGCCTACATCTATTTTACTCCATTGTAAATACATGTAATGCGTGCCTGTTATATAGGTTGGTTTGCTATTATTCATAAACCAAAAACCTTCTTCTCTTCTTTTAAACTCTTCATCTATATAATCATACCACTGTTCTTTTTGGTCTTCAGGATATGATCTCCAATCAAATATATTTTTTAGACGTTCTAATTCTTTCGGTTGTTCAAACTTAACCCATTTGTTTTTATCGTTGCTATACACATTTTTCGGCACTTTTGGTAAGGCAATAACTAAACCTTGTATTTCTATTATTTCACCTATTTGCCCAGTATGTGACAATACAATAATATCGTGTTCTTTATTATATCCGTATTCCCACTTTTTGCCTTTATTAAGTCTACTAATAGTAGTCTTCTTTATAGGCTCAACAGTTTTAACTAAATCTTGCTCGTACATCACTTAGATCTACCTTCTGCAAATCCTTTAAA